GTCATCTCGCAGGAGTTGCTGGACCGCATTCTCGCCTATCTCGCGAGCCGTCCCTACGCCGAGGTCGCTGGCGGGATTGAGGCGCTGAAGAGCCTGAAGCCGCTGGAGTCTGGCCCCAAGGCGGTCGAGTGATAGCGGCCTTGGTCTGGGCGGGTGTGGTGGTGTTTGCCCTCGTCCGGACCGAGGCGCTGATTCGGCACTGGCTGTCGCTGGTCTATCCCCCTGCCGCGCTGGCGGAGCAGGATGTCGAGGTGCCGCAGGACATCGTGGCGCTGGCGATGCGGGAGTCGGAGGAGTGGGCGCAGGAAGAGGTGCTGAAAGCCGCCAAGGAGCGGTTCCTCAAGGTGAAGGACACGACGATGCCTGACGCGCAACGGTGGAACCTCGTGCGTCGGGCGCTTGGCATTGGAGAACTCGCATGACCATCCCGTTCCTCAACCCCGAATACGACGATATGCTCGAGGACCTCGGCGAGAACGAAGCCGAGAACGAGCTGGAAGACGTAGAGTACGAGGAGGAGGACGAGGCGGAAGACGAGTTGCCCGGGGCCGCCGAGCCGTATGTCGCCGCGACCGCTGGCGTCACCACGGTGGTGATGGATGCCAACGCCCAGCGAGCGAACGAGGAGGTCGCGCCGAACGATGTCGAGACCGCGACCCGCATCACGCTCCCGCAGGACGCCCAACTCCGGGCGCTCAGTCGCGCACTCTACGGCGATGACTTCCCGCTCGCCGAGGACAACGATGGCGACGACCCCGCGCAGTGGGTGTCGTGGGTGCGGAACCGCTGGACCGAGCGGCGGATGGCGATTGAGACGCATATGCACTTGGTCGAGCGCAATCGGCTATTCCGAGCAGGCCAGCAGTGGGTGAGTGCGACCGGACTCGGGCCGTGGCGTGAGCCTGTCCGCCCGACCGAGTCGAGCCGCATCGTCTACAACCTCATCGACAAGGCGCTGGACTCGCGCTTGCAGGTCATCACCGAACAGCGCCCCGGATTCTCGGTGAACCCGATGACGCTGGACCCCGATGACCAGCGCAAGGCGGAAGCGCGTCAGGCCGCGCTCGATTACGCCTACGAGTCGCAGTCGATGGCAGGCGTCATCCACGAGGCGAGCTACTGGGCGCAGACCGACGGCGTCTCTGGCCTGCACGTCTACTGGGACAGCGAGGCAGGGCCGTGGGATGAGGCGATGGGCGAGAACGGCGAGAAGAAGCCCCTCGGCGACCTCCGCACCGACGTGGTGCGGGTCGAGCAGTTCCGTGTCTCGGCCAATGCCAGCGCCACCAAAAAGCCCTACTACGTCATCCTGCGCGAGGTCATCCCGGCGGTCGAGGCCGCCCAGCGGTATGGCGCGACCGGAGCCGTGGCCTCTGGGCAGGCGAGTAACATCGCACTGGGCGATGGGGCCGACTCGCTTGGCGACAACGGCGCCCTCTCGCAGTGGACGATGCAACTCTCAAACCCCGGCGAGGCGGACCGCCTCAAGAACGCCGATGTGGTCGAGCGGTTCACCGTCTACGTCGAGAAGCACCCCGAACTCCTGCCCGAGGGCTTGCAGTGCGTCATCGTGGGTGATGCGGTCGTGGTCGGGCCGATGCCCTTGCTCTTTGTGTGCATCCCATTCGTGCGCGTGACCGATGGGTCGACGGACCCCTCGTACTACCCGCGCCCAATTATGGAGCAGTGGATTTCGCACCAGCAGAGAATCAATGCGCTGATGTCGAAGTGGGTGGACTCCATCCGCGTCAACTCGGGTGGGCGCTTGCTGGCGCGTCCGGGCGTCATCTCCAAGGAGACGTTTATCGGGGGACTGACTTCGGTGGTCGAGGTCACAGGCGCTGGAAGCCTCAACGATTCCGTCACGCCGATGCCGAGCTTCTCGGTGGCGAACGACGTGAAGGAGGCGCTGGCCCTCGAGAAGAAGGCGTTCGAGGATGCGTCGGGCTACAACGACACGAGCCGTGGGCAGTTCTCCAGCTCGTCGTCGGGCCGTGCGATTCTCGCCGCTCGTGAGCAGTTGGAGCGCGTGTATGCGCCGTCCGTGCTGGCGATTGCGACCGCGATGACCGAGTGGGCGAAGGTCCAGCTCGCCGGAATGGCGTGGGGCTACGATGTCCCGCGTGACCTTGGCGCGGTGGGCAAGTCGCGACCGGATTTAGCTCGGGCGCTCAACGCGCAGGACTTCGACGGTGCGGCGGACGTGAAGGTCGAGCCGGAGACGCTCATGCCGATGCCGAAGGCAATGCGGCTCTTCTTGCTGGACGAGATGTTCAGCAAACAGCTCATCGATGCGCGGCAGTATCAGCGCCTCATGCCGTTTGCCATCATGAAGCAGATTCAGTCGCCGGATGCCGACCAAGAGGCTCGCGCCAATCGGATTGCGGATGCGTTGCTCACGCGACAGACCCCGCCGCCGATGCGTTGGCAGGACAACGAGGCGATTCATCAGGACATCTTGGAACGCAAGATTCTGCTCCAAGACGATATTGACGAGGACGTGATTCAAGCGGCAGACGCTCGCTGGCGTGAGCTGGCCAACCAAGCCGCCCAGAAACAAGGCGCCCCCGCCCCGGCTGGTCCGGGGCAGGCGCCCGCAGGACCCCAAGCGATGGGTGGGGAAAGTCCCTTCGCTCCCTCACCGGAGATGATGCCGACACCGACGACGCTCCCCGGCATTGCGGCTGAACCCGCAATCGCCCAAGGGGCGGCGAATATGTTCGAGGCATTTGCTCCGCAGTAACGGACCACTTACCAAGGAGTACGCATGACCGCACCCACGTTTCCCGGCGACGCCCCAGCCACCCCCGAGGTGGGGCCGGAGAACACCACCGCCTTCCTCGACCAGCTCGCGGAGGACGCCGCCAAGGCCGCGCTCCCCGTCGATGTGGACTACGAGGATGCACAGGCGCGTGACGAGAAGGGCCGCTTCACCAAGGTCGAAGATGTTGCCACCGCAGAAGAGGGCGACAGCGAAGAGACGGCGGAGGAAGTGACGGCAGAGGCACCAGCAGGCGAGGGCGAGGCGGAGACGGAGACGGCAGAGGAAGTGCCGATTCCGCTCGCCAAGCGTGACCCGATTGTCCCGCTCACCGTGAAGGTGGGCGACAAGGAGATTACGGGCCTGCCCGACCTGATGGTCACCTACACCACGCCCGGGGGCAAGACCCGCACCGACCCGCTGGATAAGCTGGCGCGGTTGGCGGCGGATGGTATCTACAGCGAACAGCGCGAACAGCGGTTCCGCACCATCGAGCAACAGAACTTGGAAACCCAGCAGATGCTGGAGCAGTACAAGGCCCAGCTCGAACAGCGCGAAGCCTATCTGGAGCAATTGCTCGCGGATGAGACTACCTATGTGGCGGAGAAGGATGCGTGGGACCGCCAGAATACGCCCGAGATGCGGTTGGAGCGCGAGCGCCAGAAGCTGGAGATGGAGCGCCAGCAGATGGCCCTACAGCAGGTCGCGCAACAGGGCGAGCAGTATTTTACCGGGACGTTGACACCCGCCTTGGACCTCATCGCCGAAGCCGTGCCGATGGTGGAACCCGAGGAGATTGTGGCGAAGGTTGCGCTCTACGTCCGGACCCTCGAGGGCCGGAAGGGCTATGTCACGCCGGACCAGTACCAGCAGTTGAATCAGTTCGTCCTTGAGGAGGTGGCGCCGTGGGCGCAAAGCCTTCACGAGGCGCGGACCGAGAAGTATGGTCGCAAGGCCGAGGTCGCCGAGGTGCCTGCCGCGAAGGTGCAGGACAAGAAGGCGGTCGCGGTCCAGAGTCAGAAGGCCAAGGCCGCTGTGGCCAAGGCCGTCAAACCTGTCGGGAAGGGTGCCGGAGTGGCGCCGAAGTCCCGACCTGCTCCGACGAACGTGGACGATGCGATGGAAGACGCGGTGCAAGCCGCCATCGACTCCGTTCTCGGGGGCTAACCCTTTTTCTGTGAGATAGTACAGCAATGCCGAATCCTACTACGATTACCGATGCGGAACTTCAGGGCCTCCTGAAGAACGTCTACGCGAATTTCCGCGAGAAGGTGCAGAACACTGTGACCCCGCTTGTCGCCCAGCTTTCCAAGGCGCGTGAGGGCGGGCCGAAGAACCTCCGTTGGGGCGGCAACGGCGTCTACTGGGACGTGGTCGTCGGGCGTCCGGCGGGCGGGAACTTCTCGTCGGCTGGCTACTTCGGGCAGGACAGCACCGCCCGTGAAGTGCAGGCCAACACGGGCGTCGTCCGTGGCTATGTCCGCCGTCAGGTGGACGGGCTTGCGCTCATCGGCACCAAGTCCAAGGAGGCCGCGTTCCAGACCCTCGCTCGCAAGACGATGGAGGAGCTTCGCGAGGCCTCGGCCCTGATGATGCAGGGGTCGTTCCACGGCGCGGGCAACGGCATCCTTGCGACGGTTGTCGCGGGTGTTACCAACGCCACCCAGACCATCACCGCGCCCTACGGCGTGGCGGCGTCTGGTCCGGCCACGCTCCTCCTCTCGGTCGGTGACTACGTCGCCGTGACCGATTCGACGGGCGCGACGGTCCGTGGTCGTGCGACGGTGAATGCCATCAACAGCTTCCCGTCCTCGACGCAGGCCATCATCACCCTCTCGGCGACCATCACCTCGACGACCAACGACATCATCGTCAAGGCCTCGACCTCTGACACGTCGTTCAACTCGGCCACCAACGGCCTCATCAACATCACCAACCGGAGCGCGTCGTATGCGCTTCTCCACGGCATCACTGCCTCGACCTACGGGATTTGGGATGCCATCCGGATGGTGGCTGGCACTGATACCCCGGATGCCGCCCAGCCGACCGAGTCGGACATTTGGGACCTCATCCAGAAGGTGTCTGGTTCGTCCGGCAAGGACGCGATGCTCCGTCCGCAGGAGTTCCTCCTGATGACGACCCCGGGCATCGGGAAGAAGCTCATGGAGAGCTTCGTCGGCCAGCGTCGCTTCGACGCCAAGGAGACCGCCCGCGTCATCAAGGGTGGCTACAAGGCGGTTGAGATTTGCGGCCTGCCGCTGGTGATGGATTACTACGTCCCCGCCGGGACCATCTATCTGCTCCACATCCCGTCCCTCGCGCTCGTCGATGCGAAGGATTGGGGCTTCGTGGAGTACGAGGGCGCGGGTCCGGTGCGGTGGCTTGACGGGCGCGATGCGTTCGAGATGACCTACGGGTACTACGGGAATCTCGCCTCGCTCCAGCGCAATAGCCACGGGTCCATCACGGGCTACACCGACACCGTCTTCTACAGCCACGCGGCTGTCCAGACGGCGTAACGTCGCTAACGGGAGGGGGTGGGATGGTCCCACCTCCTCCCTTAGCGGGACCTTTCTTCGGATTCTTGTATGCCTCTTAACTTCTTTGCTCCAAAGCCCGGACGGTTCGGCACCCAGACGGTGCAGGCCCGCACAGGGCAGATTGGTGGGGCGAACTTCTTGGGCGGGGCGACCCCGCTCACGGCGAACACCACCACCATCTTTCGTATTGGCGGGACGGCTGGACGGAAGTGCCGTGTCTCACGTTTCGGCGCGACGACGGTGACGGTTCCGGCGGATGCGGATGGCGCGATTACGGCTACCCTCCGCAAGTATGACGCCTCAGCGGATACGGCGGTGACCCTTACGGGGAACATCAACCTCGAGGCGCTCGTCACCCGCGAGGAGACCTCGGTTGCGGTCCTTGGGACCCTGACCGATGCCCAGCTTACGCTCGATTCGGGCGACGCGCTGGAGATTCATGTGGTGAGCGACTCTGCCGCGATTGACACCCAGCCTGCTGGGTTGGTCTTCGTGGCCGAGCTGTTGGTGCTTGAGTAATGCCACTCTCGGTCATCGTGAATGACCGGGGAACCCCCGAGCCGCCCACCGATGTGGTGCGGCGGCTTCGGGCGGTGGACCCCAAGCTCACGCTCCGCTGGGGGCCGTGGGGTGCGTGGCAGTTGGTGCGGGAGTGGCGGTCAGGTGACCGTCGTTGGGAGCGGGTGCAGACCGAGCGGTATGACCCCGCGATGGCCTTCGATGTGATTGGCCATATCCCGAATGCGTGTAGCGTGGACCAAGTTCCGGCCTATGTGGAGCGCCTGCTCCGCGAGTGGTCGAATGCGGACGAGGCGACGCAGATGCTGAAGCAAATGGACCACTACCACACGGGGACGGCGACTCCCGATGTGCAGGAGGCGGTGCAGGAGGCGGTCGAAGAGACGATTGCCACCGTAACCGCGCCACTGGTCAAAAAGGGTCGTCGCACGAAAGTCTCTCTCGGGAGTTAAGCAATGGCGTGGACCAAGGCGACGTATCTAGCACGGACGCGGGACTGGATGGACGCCACAGCTTCTGACCGCTGGAGTGACCAGTTTCTGTACTCGCTTCTTGGGATGGCGTTTCGGGACGAGTGGCAGGGAATGCTGGGAACGAACCCCTACTATCGCTTTGCCAAGCGAGCGGTCACGACCGATAGCAATGGGGCCTTCCTGCTGACTGACCTGAATGCAGGTGGCGGCGACGCCCAGCAGAACACGTTTAAGATTATCACCTTGACGGACGGCGCGAATACGGTGTATCGCGAGACGGATTGGCGGCAGGTGCCGCTCGCCCTCTCTGGTACGGAGGACTATTTGAGCTATGACCGTCAGTACTACCTGATTGGCGATACGGTGCAGATTCTCCCGCAGACCGGGAGCTTGAGCTTGCAGGTGGGCGTCAACTGGACACCCACCCCGATTGACGAACTGTCCAACGACCTTGCAGTAGTAGACTTCCCGGCAGGGCATGAGCATCTCCTGACGCTGGTCGCGGCGGGGATGGCGCTCGCCAAGGGCGGGGCCGAGACCCAGTCGGCGGCGGACATTCTGGCGCTGGCGAAACAGCGGCGTGAGGCGCTCTATGGCGACATCTCGCGCCTGACCAGCAACCCGACCTTTATGCAGTTCCCGGACCACTCGTCCGTGTGGGGTGGGTAAATGGTCCAACTTTCGCCCGGACGCCAGCGTGTAACGGACCAACAGCCCCGGATGGACGGGGGGCTGAATGACGTGTCGGACGATACGGCGCTCCAGCCTAACCAGATGCGGCGAGCGACCAACCTCCGCTTGACGGACTTCGGGGCGGCGACCAAGCGGGGAGGGACCCAACGGACCTCGACCAACGCGCTGGCCGCCGCCGCTGTGCTAAATGGCTACACTTGGCAGAAGGATAACGGGACCAACCAGATTATGGCGGTCTGCAACGGCGCATTGCGGACCACGACCTACGGCACCTTCCCGAGGACGTATGCGACCCAGTCTGGGACGCTCTCCACGACTGTGCCGCCCAGCTTCGTCGAGTTCCGGGATGCCGGGAACGCCGAGGTGGTGTACATCGCCGACGGCGGCCTGTTAAATAAGTGGAATGGCACGACCCTGACCACCGACATCAGCGGGACGCTGGCGGTCAAGCAGGTCGTCGTGTTCAACCAGCGGCTGTGGGGGGCAGGCAACAGCACCTACCCCAACAGCATCTTTTATTCGTCGCTCAATAACGGCGACGACTTGGGCAATGCCACACCTCCGGCTGGTGGCGGGCAGATTATCGTCCGGACATTCGGCGACGAGCAGATTATCGGGCTGGCGCCGATTAACACATCGCTCCTCATCTTCCACAACCGAGGCATCTCCCGCCTCACGGGGCTGGGGCAGGACGACATCAATGTCGCTCCGGCGGCGGTCACGGCGGACGTGGGCATCATCGCCGGGAACACCATCGTTCCGGTCAATAACGTCGCCTACTTCATCTCCGAGCGTGGGCTGTATCGGTGCAACGAGGTCGAGGTATCGCCTGTCGGCACCCCGGTCACCCCGGACCCCATCCTGCCCATTATCCGTCAGCTTTCTTCGGCGGAGTTCAGCAAGATTCGGATGGTGTTGAATCGGGCGACCAAAGAGCTGTGGATGACGCTCCCCGGCTATGGGTGCTACGTCTACCACACCCTGCTCAATGCGTGGTCGGGGCCGTGGGATGGCGGCTATATCGACCCGGATACGACCTGCCTCTTCGAGACGCTCGATAGCGCCGGACTGCCTGTCATCTTGAAAGGTGACGCCTCTGGCTGGGTCACGCTCTGTGACGCGCCCGGGGTGTTCCTCGACAACGTCTCCGCCGCTGGGACGGGCGGTACTTCCTACGCAATGACCCTCCAGTTGCATCGCCTCTATTGCGGGGACGATTCGCTGGCGAAGGCCCTGCGATGGGGCTACTTGACGGCCCAGCTCAAGGGGTCGAGCCAGTGCCGCGTCGAGTGGAACACCGGAGAGAGCTTCGGCTCCTACACGCTCCCGCCCTCCTACGATGAGACGTGGGGTGGGACGGGGACGACGTGGGGGACCGGGACGTGGGGTGGGCAGGGCAGTCAGAACTACCGCATTCCGATGGCGGGAACGGGGTACTACATCGACATCAGTGTGATTGACTCCGGGACGGCCTTGCCTGTGTTCAGTCGCTTTCAGCTTGAAACCTTTGCTTTGGGACGCCGCTAATGGCTACTACGGTCGGTCAACATTCAGTCGCCGCCTTCACCTCTCCGGTGAACGGCACGACCCCCATCGATGCCAACACGGTGCGGGGCAACGACAACACGGTGCGCGTGGCCTATGTGGACCACGATGCGGACCCCGGGATTCACGTCCAGTCGTCCACGCTCGCCTCGCGTCCGGCGGCTGGCACGGCGGGGCGCAAGTGGATTACCGAGGATTCGGGCGTCTACACGCTCTGGTTCGATGACGGCACGAACTGGCACCCGGTCTCCTCGGAGAACGTGGCGCTGACCGTCCTCGCCACCGAGAATCTGGCCAAGGGTGACGTGGTCAAGGTCACGGGATGGAATAACGGGCAGGATTTGCCCGAGGTCGCCAAGGTGTCCAGCGCCTCCGACACCGCCTTCGCCATCATCACGGCCAACGTGGCGAATGGCGCGATGGGATACGCGACCAACACGGGCATCGTGCAGGACCTCGCCACCAATAGCTTCTCGGTTGGTAATATCCTCTATCCGAATAGCTCTGGCTGGTTCACGGCCACGAAGCCGACCTCTGGCACCTATCAGGCGGCGGCCTACGTTCTCCGGTCGAACGCCAACAACGGCGTCCTGTACGTCGAGTTCTCGGCTCCGCGGATTGTAGAGCGGTCGGACAACACCGCCTCGACCATCGTCCTCCGAGACGCTTCGGGGAACTTCAGCGCCGGGACGATTACCGCTGGGGCGCTGACCTCGACTGGCCTCGTCACCTTCGCCTCCCTCAAGGGGACGGGCGCGACCACGGTGACCAATATCCTCGACGAGGATAATATGGCCTCCGACAGCGCCACGGCGCTGGCCACCCAGCAGTCCATCAAGGCGTATGTGGACGCTAAGGTCGCCACGGTGGACACGCTGGCCGAGGTGCTGGCCAACGGCAACACGACGGGTGCCAATAACATCATCGTGTCGTCGGGCCAGAAGATTACGACCAACACGATTGACGAGACGACGGCGGCGGCGGGTGTGACCATCGACTCCGTCCTGCTCAAGGACGATGTGGTCAACGCGACCGACATCGAGGTCGATACCATCTCGGCGAACAACGGGACGCTGGCCGTGACGCTGGGTAGCACGGGCGTCGCCACCATCGCGCAACAGCCCATCCTCTCGTCCCTCACCGCCTCGCAGGCCGTCTTCACGGACGCCTCCAAGGGTCTCGTCTCCAACGCCATCACGGGGACGGGGAACGTGGTCATGTCGGCCTCGCCGACCCTGACCGGGACGGTGACGGCGGCCACCATCAACGCCACCACGCTCGGCGGGACGCTGTCCACGGCGGCCCAGCCCAACGTCACCTCGGTCGGCACCCTGACCTCGCTGACGGTGAGTGGGAACACGACGCTCAACAGCACCAGCGGAAATACGCTGATTGGCACGACTACGGTGGCCTATAGCGGCACCAAGCTCAACATCGGCACGACGAGTGACACCCAAAACGGCGTGCAGATTCAGACCTCGACGACGGGGAATGGTTACATTCTGTTCGGGGATGGCGCGGGTGCTGACGCCTATCGTGGCGAGCTTCGGTACAATCACTCAACCGACACGTTCAGCATCGGCACGGCTGGTGTGGCTCGCCTTGCAGTAGACTCGTCCGGCAACCTCGCCGTGGACACCAACACGCTCTACGTCGATGCGACGAACAACCGCGTGGGCGTGGGGACGGCGACACCATCGGCTACATTGCATACGGAGGTGTCGTCTGGCACTAGTGCGTTCGTGCATTTTACAAACACGGCAACGGCCAATAACACCTCGATGCGTTTTGGCACGAACGGGGATGTTGGATTCGTTAACGTCACTGGAAGCTCTACTGGCATTTTTGCGGTCAATACATTTGGCACCGAGCGTCTCCGTGTCGACGCCAGCGGCAACCTCGGCCTCGGGGTGACGCCGAGTGCGTGGAATACATACAAGGCGTTGGACATTACTGGTGGCGGGGCGTTCATCTCGGCGAACAATGCCGCCGAAATCTGGTCTAATGCGTTCTTCGATGGCGCGGTCAAGTACAAGGCCAATGGGTTCGCCACACGGTATCACGGCAACACCAGCGGGGCGCACGCGTGGTATATCGCTGGCAACAATACTTCTGGCGCTGGTGCGGCACTCTCGTTCACGCAGGCGATGACGCTGGATGCCAGCGGACAACTTGGCATTGGGTCTACTGTTCCAAGCTATATGCTTGATGTGCGCGGACCAGCCGGCAGTTTTACTACGCTCTATGGCCGCAACGGAACTTCTGGTGCGTCTGACGGCGCACAGGTTTTGCTTGGCAACTCGGCAAACTTTACCAATGCCTTTTTCCGGCTAAACGGTGGCGGCAATTCGTCACAGGCCGCGATTGGCTCGTTGAATATCGGCGTAGCCGAAAGCGTGCCGATGGCGTTCTATACCAACAACACCGAAC